ACCTACGCCGGCGCCCCCCAGCCCACGGGCCCCGCCACTCCGGGACCGGACCTCCGCAGTCGTCGCAGCCGAGCCCGTTCACAGATAGCCCCTCCTGCGCCCAGGGAGCCCCGTCACGGACCTGTCTGCCCTCGGCTGACCCCACGGGCATGGGGGCGGCTGAGCCTCCTAGAGAGCCTCGACGCCGCCTCAAGGAACGCCGGGTCGGCGCCCTCGGCCTCGGCCTGCGCCTCTGCACGCTTCCGCGTCGCCCTCTCCCGGTCCGACTCGGGTGGGTTGCCCACCATTTGCTGGCGCTGCTCAACCCGCTCGGGCACCTCGAGCCAGCCCTCGCGGGCGATCCAGCGGTGCATCGCCGGATTGAACTGGGCGTCTGAGGCGGTAGCCTGGGCGAAGGCCCCTGCCCCTGCCAGGATATGCTCGTAGGTCGCGCCACCCCGCAGCGCCACCCCGAGGGCAACCGTGGACTGCTTGATACCCGGCGCCCGCTTGGCGCCGCCCTCGGACCACCCATGAGGGTAGACCTTGGCGAGCGCCCTGGCCTGATCCCGGAGAGTCTTGGGAGGGCTCACACATTCTCCTTCTTTCTTCTCCTTCTCTCTTTCTACTTCTATGTCTCGCTGGTGAGACATATTGATTCTCACTGGTGAGACACCTGTGTCCCGCTGGTGAGACACCTGTGCAGCTTTGCGACGGTGGACCTTGCGACGGTGGACCTGGATCACCGGGCGGCGCCCGTCGTGGCCCTGAGTAATCCATCCCTGGTGCTCAAGTGACGCCAGGTGGCGGTAGAGGGTGCTCCGGTTCACGCCGGCGGCCTGGGCGAGTTTGTCCTTGGACGCCCAGACCCGGCCGTGGCCCCGCCCCCAGAGGACGAGGGCGCACCAGGTCAGCTTCGCCGGGCGGGGGACGTCGCGGTCGGCCAGGAGCAGAGTTGGCAGCGACACAAACGGCCAGCTCTCAGCGATCGTCAGGACTTCGTTCGTCATGCGGGGGCAACTCCGGAAAGGGTGCCTCGCCGCCCCCGGAGTTTGCCGTACGGGGGCGGCGAGGGCTTACATGGGTCTCGGCAGACTCACCCCGGCCACCGGGGGCACCGGCGGACCTAGCCGCACGCCGGCGCCCCAGCAGCGGGGCAGGCAGAGGGTATCCCGCCGCTGCGACACAGCGCAAGGACGTGAAGAATTTGGGGACACCGCCTCCAGCTCATGCTCGGAGGGCGAATAGTATGTGCGCCGGCGTTCAGGAAGCGGGGGTACGGCCGCGCGCTTCGTCTTCGGCCCGCACCTCCCCGCGAGCTCCGAGACCTGGATCGTGTAGCCGGGCTCCTGCGAATAGCGGGACTCCATGAGGTACGACACCGTGCGAGCGTCGTCTACGATCCAGCCCGACTTTTGTAGGCCGTCCTCGACCAGCTTGAGGACGTTCCCGCAGTCTGGGGTGCCGTTGCCGCTGGGCAGGATCACCCCAGCGAGCGCCGCCGCCGCACGCCAGGCTGGCCACGACTTGGGCGGCGCGTGGTGGATCACCAGGCGCAACTCGAGGGGACCGTCGAGCGGCTCTGCCGGCGCGTGCGGGGCGAGGAGCGCCAGCAGGGACCGCTCGGCGCGCTGGTCCCGTTTGGCGCTTACCAGCCGCAGCTTCCCGCCGACCTTGACGATCTGCTTGCTGTTGCCCTTTTGTGCGGGCCGGCAGTGCAGGCGGGCGCGGACCTGCCGGGGGCCAAGGCTTTGCGCCTCGTCAGGCGTAGCCGTCTCCGCTGCCCACCGCTGGAGGTCCACGCGCCCATACTGCATCACGCCACCGACGGCGACCCGTCGGAGGTGCTTGGTATCCTCCGCGCCAGAGACGTTGGACCCTCTCGAAAAACTGCTCGCCTTCGCCGCCGTTGGGTGGAAGCCAACGTCTCCCCTCGGCGGCGGGGGCAGCTTGGAGACCAAGATGCAGCATGAAATGATCCCGCTCGGTATGTCCGTCCCGCAGATCGCCGGGGCATTTGCCGCCTCGGGGCTCTTTGACGATGCGCGTGGCGAGGCGCAAGCCATAACAAAGATTATCGCCGGTCGCGATTACGGGCTGGGCCCGTTCGCGTCCATGTCTGGGCTGCATGTCCTTAAGGGCAAGGTCGAGGTCGGAGGCCACGTGATCGCCGGGGCGATCAAGGACCACCCGAAGTACAATTACGTGGTCGAGGCCAAGACCGACACCGTGTGTCGCCTCCGATTTGAGGAGCGCGACGACAGCGGGCAGTGGCAGCCGATCGGCGTGGAGGAGTTCACCCTCGGCGACGCAGAGCGCGCCGGGTTGTCGCACAGCCAGACGTACAAGAAGTATCCCAAAAACATGCTTTTCAACCGAGCCGTGAGCAACGGCTACAAGACGTATTGCCCGGACGTTTTCCGCGCGGGGCCGGTCTACTCGCCCGGTGAGCTGGGCGGAAAGACGACGCCAGAGGGCGACGTCGCCCTCGAGGTGGTCACGATTGACGCCGAGGTCGTTGACGCCGCCGCAAAGCCAAAGCCGAAGGCCAAGCCGAGGCCGAGGCCGAAGCCGAAGCCAGAGGGCCCGCCACCCCAGAGCGAGGAGCACCAGCAGGCGCTCATGTCCTGTAGGAGCGCCTGCAACAAGCTGCGAAAGGCGGTGGGGGAGACGTCGCCACAGCGGATTCTGGACCTCCGGGGGGAAATCAGGGCGGCCGACTACGACGGACCCAGCGCGCTCAACGCGCTCACCGCCAAGGTCGAGGCCGAGCTCGCCGTCGTGTCCGACGTCCGAGCGTCGGCTGACGATGGCCTCGAGGTGCCGGCGTGAGAGGTCCGTGCGCCCTCTGCGGGGAGAAGACCTTTTTTACGACTTGCCTCCGGTGTCACCGAGACCTCACCAAGGAGACGGCGCCGGCTGGGTATGACACGCTCCGGGGGCGATCCCGTGGCTAGCCTATGGTCAGCCTTCGCCGACGTCGGAGCGAAAATGGCCGCCGCCAGTGGAGACGCCGACCGGGAGGCCGAGCTGCTGCTCGCGCCCCAGGTCAACCACGGGGGCAAGCCCCTGGGATACGTGCTCGTTGAGCTGATCGGGCTCAAAGTCACGGCGCTACTCGCCCACCAGAAGCGGGCCGCCTATCGCTACGACTCCGACGACGCCAAGGAGAAGGGAGAGGCGGTGGAGCGAGACCTGTCGGCGCAGTTCGCTGCGGTGGAGGAGAAGCACGCGGTGGAGGAGAAGCACGCCTCCGTCCGTGACGCCCCGATCCGCGACCGCAACGGGGGCCGGGTCGGGACGATCATCAACCCGACCCAGGAGTGGGAGTGCCCCTGCGGAGGTCGGGTCCACGCCACCCCGGAGCATCAGCCAGCCGACTGCTCTCTGTGCGGCGAGGCCTACGCGCGTGTCGCAAGCGGAACGCGGGAGCCGCTCACCCGCTACGCGTTCCGCTGCTGGGCGTGTGGGGCTGGCGGGATCTGCAAGCAGCCCGACAAGATCGACCCGTCGCGACATGCGGCTGGGTGCGCTGCCAGCTTCAGCGTTTGGCTCGCTGGTAGCCCCACCGGGAAGCGAGAGAAGTGCGCAGAGGCCCTGCCGTCCCTCCTGGCCGCTAAGGCACGACGGGCACGGCGGACCAAGGACGGGCTCCTACGCACATGCCAACTCTGCGACCTCCCAATCAAGCCAGGAGACCTCCAGAGGGTCTACAAGAGCAGGCGGGCCTGCGAGGCCTGCGTGGAGAGGCACGGCGACGCCAGCACCGAGGCCGTGCTGGACCTGCTCTCCGACAGCTCCACGGCTGACGACTGGGGAGCGACCTCCGCAGGGCCGGGCCAATCCTCATAGAGCGGGGAGGCCTCGCCAGGAAAGGCGACGAGGTATCCGACCAGCGTCAACGGTAGAGCCTCAGCCGGGGGCGGGCGTCGGCGCCATTGTTTTCCCTGACCCTGATCCGGTCAATGGCGCCCAGGGTGCCGGCCCAAACGTCGTCAGCCGCGTGGTTGTAGTAGGCCGCCGAGCTCCCCAGCAGCAGCGGCACGTCTTTGCTTACCCGGAGCGACACCAACTCCTGGTTGGGGTCGCTGTCTTGCACGGTCAGCTCCACGTCCACCTCAGCGTCGGAGACCAGGACGAGCAGCGAGTAGTCGGCGATGCCGCCGTCGGCGTCGGAATCCCACAGCGTCGCAGTCGCCTTGCTGATGACGCCCGGCGCCCGGTCGTCCACCTCCTCGAGGCCCGTCACCTTGCGCTTGGCGAGGGTCAGAACCTCTCCGCTGTCTACCTGGATCGTCGTTGTAAGCGTGACAGCGAATGCCATGGCTACCTCTGTTTCCGTTTCCGCTCGCGTCGCTTCTCCGACCGGAAGGCGCTGAGCGACTTGAGGACAATCTTAATTTCCTCTGGGGTGCTCTCTTCGTCAAACCGGCTGAAGAAGGCGTTTATTTTACCGACCTGTCCCGACCGGGCGCGAGACTCTAGCCACCTCTCCAGCACCTCGGCAGTCGCGCGGCGCTGGTCTACGGTGACCGTCCGAATGCCCGTCACGTTGCGGATCAGCCTATCGGCTAGGCTCTTGCGGTCGTCGCGAAGTGTGTCCACAATCTTGAGCGCGCGACTCGCCGGCGTGGCTCCGATCGCGTCGTTGAGCCAGCCAGGCACCTCGTGGGTGATGGTGCCGTCGGGCCTGCGGATTTCCTCGGTGAGTGGAGCGCCGCCGGGGAGCCAGCCTGGCTTGCGGCGGTATGCGCTGGCCTCGCCACCGAAGAAGAAATTTCGGTTGGCCGCCTGCTCCAGCGGGGCCTTGATCAGCGGGTGAAGGGAGCCAAGTCCCTTGCGGCGGAAGCCCTCGAAACTGGACACGGCGTCCAAGACCCCCATGGCGGCTTCGTGCGGGAGACGCAGGGAGGTGAGGTACTGCATGTTCCCCTCCTTGTCTTTGCCCCACGGTACGCCGATCCCTCCGCGAACCGACGACGGCAAGAGTTGCTCGTCTTGCAGTGAGCCGGTCATGCGCGCGATCGTGGTGAGGCCGGTCGTCGCCGGGCGCCGGGCCATTTGTTCGGTCCAGCGCGCCGAGCCGATCATAAAACGGGCGAATGGAAAAATATCTCGCAGAGCTCGCTCGCCGTGGCTCACCAAATCGTACTTCACGAAGACGTCGCCAACCCGCTTCATGGCCGCAGTAGGGTTAACCCCCTCTTGAATCAGCTTGAGATAGCTAGCGATACGGTGAGTGTTCTCGATGTGCGAGGCCATCTTCTCGCCCATGCCGACCCACCACTCCCCGACTCCCTTCGTCGCCTGCCCTGGCGCCGCCGCCTGCGCGCCCTCCAGGGTGAAGGCTCCCTCAAGCCTCCCCTTCCACCCGGTGGCGACAGCTTCGCGCCCGAGTTCGTCCAGGCGGATCGCGTCTTGAATGTCGGCCTGGCTAATCCGTCCGGTGAACTGCTTGATCTGGCCGATCACGTCGGAGACGCTGTGCCCGCCAAAGGTTTTCCCCCCGAGGTCTTGGAGAGCCTTGGCGCTGATCGCAGCGTCGGGGCTCGTGGCGCGGAGGAACTGGCCCGCGTCCGAAGGGGTCCAGCCGGCGAGCCGCTGAAGAATCGGTGCGTCCCTGATCGTGTCCGCGAATGCCTTGAACCCCTGCTTGAGCCCGAGGCCGGGATCAAACATGGCCATGAGTGCCGAGGACAGGTCGTTGCCGAAGTGGAAGCCCACATTTTGGGGGTGCGTGGTCAGGGCCGGCTTGAACAGGTAGTTGAGTCCTCGCCGGCGGCGGTGCGCCTTGCCGTCCTTCAGAACCCAGGTCGGAGTCTTGCCTGCCGCCCTCGCTGCGGCGTTCTCGTCCTTGACCAACTTGATCATGGTCTGGTAGTCGGACCCGCGCGCAGTCCGAACCTCGAATAGTCCGCCGCCGATGATCTTCTGAAGGAAGTTCTCCCGTCCGCCGACCTGGTCGAACTGCGCGTTTACGTAGGCGGCGACGTTCGGGTTGACGGGCACGGTCCTACCTCCGAACTGGACCGTCGCGCCGAGGTCGTGGTATTTCTCCGCGCCGTTCCACAGCGTGGTGCGAAACCTGGTCTTGTTGTGGGCCACGAGGCGGGTGAGGTGCAACTCCCCAAGGTCCAGTTTCACCAACTCCTCGAGCCCGAGGTTTTGGAGTCCGTGCTTGTTGGCGATCTTGAGGATCGCTGCGTGGAAGGCGGCCTTGTCGGCATACTTCCGCCCTCGTGTGAATACGTCCTTGAGCGAGTCCATGAGCACGGGGTTGCCGATCGCTTCGCCCATGATGTGCTGGAGAAGCGCCGAGGACTGGTGGGGAACGTAGTTGACCTTGCCCCACGCCTGATTCCAGATCCCGAGGTTGACCAACTCCTGCTGCACGCTGTCCATGGAGGACTGGTACTGCTTGAAGGCGTCCCGCACCTGGGTGGGGTCGAGAGCTGGCTGCTGCGCCATGACCCGGTTCACCGCGTCGTCCAGCGGGTTTGCGCCTTGCCCGCCCGAGGCGCGGAAGGCGTCGCCAGCGTCGTCGTACGCCTGGCCCATCACCTCGCGCTGGTTGCGCGCGAAGGGGGACCACAAATCCCTCACGAGTTCGGCGGCCTCGCGGTCAGCGCCCGCGCGCTCGAATCCGAGGCGGCGCGAGAGGTGCTGGAGCCCCTGGCTCACCTTGTTGCTCATGGTCTTGTCGTAGAACTTGGACGTGACCCAGTTCCATCCGTCGTCCGCCGCAGCCTTCCCGGCTGCGGCCCAGCCGTGAGGATTCGCGTTTGCGCCGGCGCGGAGCGCGCCGTACGCCATGCCCGGAAGGGTCTTCCCCCAAGCCCGTCCCCAAATGTCCTCGGCTATGTCCTTGCCTTCTCCCATTCCAAACGGCCCATGCCACCTGAGCGCCCCATGCTTGCGGACCAGGCCCGCAGACTCCAAGGCGTCGATCCCCTTGTTGAGCAGGTCACCCTGGGCGTCCGCACCGGAAAAGCCCGTGAAGGCGTGGCCCTTCTGGCGAAGGGCGTTCTCCATGACGCGCTCGGCGTCTCCACCGAACCGGAAGAGCATGTCCTTCCCGGCCTTCGTCTTGACAAGTTGCTCAGCCACGAGGGCGGTGGCGGCGCCCTTGGTCATTCCGGTAAGGGCGCCCTTGGCGAGTGCGCTGGTGCCCAGGGTCAGGTAGGTCAGCGGATCGAGAAGCACCCCACCGAGCAGGTCCGCAGCCAGTCTCCCGCCGGTGCTGCGCGGTGGGCGAATCCCCCATCGCTTCATAACGGTGGTGAACTCGGGGCGCTCTCCCGCGTCGGTGATGTCGCCGTGTTGCTGCACCGACTCAGGGAGGAGTTTCGCGAGCGAGAAGTTGCGGTTTATAAATCCGCCGGTTGGCCAATCGAGCGCCATTTGCCCGAGGTTCTCCAGCGCGTCCAAGGGCTCGCCGCTGAACAGGGATGCCATGGCGTAGTACGGCCTGGACACGAACCGCAGGGCGTTGAACAGCGGGTTGTTGGGTGCGGTCTCGGCGCCTGTGATCCGTGCGAGCTCGTTGGTGTCGTAGCTCATGGCGCCACGGGCGCCGCCTCCGAGGAGCGGGGTCAGGAACGGAGAGGGAGGCACTACCTATAGACCGGGGGCGGAGTCCCGAAGAGGCCCGTCCGCTCAGGGAACAGTTGCCCCGACATTTCGTACGCTTCGCGCTGGGCTGGGGTCATCGCGGCCTCGCGCGTGCCCCTCGGCAGGTATCCGCTCGGGACCGCCCACATCGCGGGTGACCCAAGGAGGAGCGCGCCCGTTCCTGGCTGGGCGGCTTCGAGCAATTCGTGCCCGGCGTGCTTGGCTAGCTGCTGCACCGTGTACATGTAGATCCCGGGCTCGCCGCCCACCCGCTCCTCCACCAATTTCGCCTGCTGGAGGAGGAGCTTCGCGCGGGCCACGGCCTCTTCCGCCGTGGGCTCCTTCGCCATGAAGTCCTTGAACTCGACCACGCTGTCGAGGACGGTCTTCTTGGCCTGGGCCATCTCCCGGACCCCGGTCTTCTTGGCCTCCACCGCCCCGGCCTTCATGGCCTCTTTGAATTTCTTTTCCTGCAACTTCAGCGCGCGCTGACGAAGTTTCGTCTCCGCATCGAAGCGGCCCTTCGACACCTTGGCCCGCGCCTTCTCGCGCCCCACCTCGCGCGTCTCGCGCGCAGTCCGCTCGGTGAGTTGCGCCTCTAGTTCGGCCCCCCTGCGCTTGGTGCGCTCCTCCTCCATGCCGAGCCGGAACTTCTGCCCTCGACCCTCCGCCTCGAGGCCCCGTTTGGCCAACTCCTCGGCGAGGGTCCGCTTGCGCCCGTAGGCGGTCTTCCCGAGTTCCTTCTGGCGCCCGTAGGCGGTCTCAGCCTGGTCGCTCTGGAACTTGCGCCCGGCCAGTGCCTCCCGCATGGCGGCGTCCATGCTCTGCTTGTGCCGCTGCGTGACACCCTTCATCCTGGACCGCTCGAGGTCGCCGGTCTGCTGCATCTTCATGCGATCGAGGGCCTGAGCCTGCTGCGCCAGGACGTGCGCCTGCTGCGACTGCTGGCGCGCGGCGAGTTGCCGCTGCATCTCCATGTTGAGCTGCTGCTGCCGCTGCTGCTCGGCAACCCTGGGGTCGTCCATGTAGGTCGGACCGCCGAGGGAGAAGAAGGTGCGTCTTGCTTGAGCCATGGTCGCCTCCTTTAGGGATACCTAAACCCAAGATCCCAGCGTCCGCCGAGGGCCGGGGTGTCGCCGCCGGTATACGGATCGCCGCCGAAGTCGCCCTGGGGCGGCTGGAAGGTTGGCTGGGGAGCAGCCGGGTTGGGCGGGGGCATGGGCTGGTAGCCGAAGTCGCCCTGGGGCGGCTGGAAGGTTGGCTGGGGAGAGCCATAGGAGGGCGGGGGCATGGGCTGGTAGGGGTCATAGCCCATGGTTTGCGGCGCGTAGTCGTCAACCGGGGTGCGTGGGTCTGTCCCGTATCGCTCATTCCACCCGCTGTAGCGGTCCGGCCCGACGTCGCCCGACGAGTAGCCGCTGAGGTCAAACCCCATAGTCCCGCCCCGGTTGTTCCTGGCGGACGACCCTCCGCTGCGCCAGGGCTGGGCATTCATGCCTGGGATCATGGTCACGCCCCCGTAGGACGATCCCCCCACCCCGCCCGCGCCGGGTGCATACTGGTTCACCCCGCCCGTCGCGCGGCCTGTGGGGAGGTTCCTAGAAAGGCCACCGCCACCGCCTCCCGTTCCGAATGGCCCCTCTCCGGTCATCTCGAATCGCGAGAGGAGGTCAACGCCTCGCCCGGTCCGGTTCCAGTCCGCCTGTGCCTGCTGCTGTAGGTACTGCATGCCGGGCGCCAGAGCCCGCTCGCGGCGCTGGGCCTCGCTGATTGTCAAGTCCCGCTGCCCTTGCCGCTGGCCCGCGTCAATCCTGCTCCTTGCCGCTGCGAGGGCTGTCCCAGCCACGCCCCCCCTCGAGCCCAGGCCAGCGTTGGCGGCACCCCTGGCCATTTCGGCCTGCTCGCGGGCGAATTGCCCAGCGGCGGCGTCGGCCAGGCTGGCGCGCTGCGCTGTGATTGGGCTGTTCGCACCGCTGAGCTGGTCAGCGATCGAGCCCTGAAGGTTCTGGGCGAGCGGGTTTGCTCCGTACTGCCGGTCGTAGTAGCTATTCAGTGATCCGAAAGCAGCGCGGCGGGCTTGCGCGAGCGGATCGTTTGCCCCGTAGGCCCCCATCGCGTACCCACCGCCAGCCCCGCCGCCTGGACCCACGACGCCCGCGCCTGGACCCGCGCCACCGCCAGCGCCGCCGCCGCCAAAGTCATACCCACCGCTCGCAGACCCTCCGTAGGAGCTGCCTTGCCCTACCGGCTGCCCCCCAGCCGTCAGGAACGGGGTGCCTGGGAGACCGGGCATGGTCGGAGACGCACCCCACATGCCACCGCCACCTGGGCGCTGCGCGTCCCACTGGGCAGGCAGCGGGCGCTGCCCCATGATTTCGTACTCCATTTGCATCCGGTTGGCGGTCTGCGTCCCGGTCTCCCCCGGATAGCCGTAGTTGCTAAAGCCGGGGAAGGGAGTATTCGGGGTCGCTGCCTGGCCCGAAGCATACTGCGCCTGGTAGCTGTTCGGGCTCGCGGTGGCCATGGCGCCGCCCGCGTAGCCGTAGAAGGGCTGGTTGCTGGTCGGGGCCTGGCCGCCGCCGCCGCCCGCGTAGCCATAGAAGGGTGCGTTGGGGCTGACGTTCGCCATTAGATTACCGCCACGATCACGCCGAGGAGTATCTCCCCCGCATACTGGAGTGCCTCTTTGGCCGCTGCCTCCATGGCAGCCTGGACCCTGCTCGCGTGGACGAACTCCCAATTGGCAATCGTCGCCTTGACGATAACGAGCTCGGCGCCCACGTCGTCCCCATTGAGCGCGCGGACGGTCAGGGCTGCCGCGTCCCTCAGTGCTCCCCTGACGTCTTCCATTGCTTCCTCTGGCAGCTCATGCCACTCGGCGCTCAGGGCTGCCTGAACCTTGGCCAGGAGCGAATCGCCGAATCCGTCGAGCGAGTAAGTCACTCGCCAACCCTGTCTTCGCCCTCGAGCACGCGGGCCTCCCAGGAGCGCAGCAGGGAGAGGCGCCGGTCCTTCTGGTCCGAGTCCAGGGACTCGTCGGCCTCGACGTAGGCCTGGTGCGCCGGCGCCAGCGCGTCGTAGGTCAGCCGGTCACCAGCTACGTACGCGCTGTCCAGCGTGCAGCCAGTCACGAGCAGGGCGGCGATCAGTGCTGTCAGCCTCACGTGTGGTTCTCTCCGTCGTCCACTTTACCAGTAGGGGCCTCGGGCTTGCGCTTTAGCTTTCTGGTGAGCCGCTCCGTGTCCCCCTGTAGGCCCCACCTTCCGGCCTCCAAGCCCATTTTGGTCGCCTTGTCTCGGGCGAGGGTCTTCACCATCTTCCCCGCCTGGGGATTCATTTGGTGGACCTCCTCGATCGCCTCCATGACCGCCTCCAGCTTGCCCTCCCCCTTGTTGGCGCGCATTCGCTCCCAGAGCGCCCCCGCGAATGTGACGAGGGCGGTCAGCAAAATGGACCACTCAGCCACCGTCAGACCAAACACCAGGGACTCAGCCAGGCTCACTCGACACCCCCCGTCGTCGAGGCCGACCGCTCCAGTAGACGAATTTGCCCACGCTCCAGTTTCTCCAGCCTCCTATCCATGCGCTCCGATATTTCTGTCTGTCGGGCGGACACATGGGTTTGCTGAGCGGCGATGGCGCGGATCTGGGAAAGCTCTGCCTGGATTGCCGCCAGGAGGGACGGCGCGTCAGCGCGCCCGCCCCTCGCGTCCCAGGCCTTTTCGAGAAGTTTGATCAGCGCCATGCTGAGGCCGATCAGAGCCGCCAAAACGTACTCACTGCTCATAGCCAGTTCACCTCGAGCCGCCCAATGTCGATCCTCCCGGTGGCGGGCCCATGCTCTGCGTCAACAAGAAACTCCAGCTCGAATTTTAGAGGAACCCCGACGCGCCAGGACGCCTTGATTTGCTTAGCCGTTAAGGCGATCGGCGTGTAGGGCACGAGCAGGTCTCTGGCAGCGCCAAGCGGCCCGGTGTTATAGACCTCAGCCTTGCTGGCCAGGACAGCGTTGTTCGTCGGATTGCGGACACGGAGCGTCACGGTCAGCGTGGACGCCGTTCCGGTGGGCCCGTAGTTGGTGAAGTCGAGGGCGTAGTAGATGCGAATCGCCGTGGTGGAGAATGCCTGCCAGCCAGACGGGATAGCGGACACGAGCTCCAAGAGGACCGGGTGTATGCCTGTCGGCGTCGGGCCGCCAAACACCAGCGCCGCCTGCGAGGGTAGCGCGATCTGGGCGACATAGTCTCCGGTCGAGTCGGCGGCTGCCGTCGGCGGCGAGAGGAACCCCAGCGTAATCGTCTCGCACTGAGCGGCGTCCTTGTCCACCGTGAGGAGCCCGCCGACGGGGCCAAACTGGAGCGCCGAATACTGGTCCACCGCGAAGAACACCCCCGGCACCAGCGGATTCTCTTGGAAGATCGGCGTCACGGTCCCGCTCGGCATTGGAAATGCCCTCACGGGATCTGGCCGCACATTCCGGCCTGTGTCGTTCGCCTGGATTGTCTCAATGTCCGCCAGGTTGCCCTCGATGCCCTTGTTCAGCTTGTCGAGGGTTTCAGTCAGGAGGAACTTGTCCTGGTTCCTTGCCAGGTCGAACATGCCAGGCAGGACCACGCGGTTGGCCATTAGGCGAGCCTCTCTGTCTCGGAGGCGCCAATCTCCAGCCCATACAGCTCGAAGTCTATGTCAGGCTCGCGGAGGACCAGCTCGACCTCTTGGACCCGGTGGTAGTCGCCGCCGGTCGGAACCCTGACCACGCCGTCCGGGGTGGCCGCCGAGCCGAGTTGCATGGTCCAGTCGGCTGTCCCGTCGGCGGGGAATTTCAGGCCGGGGAGGTCGGCGCGGTCAGCGTTCCTCCCCCACGTTTTTGCTTGTACCTGGTAGTCGTCATACAGCCGCACGCTGGCCACGCGCTCCCCGGCCACCGGCTCGAAGAGGAACCAGACATAGCGGCTCCTGGCGACCTTGGTGGGCCCGCTCGGCGCCGGAAACGCCTTGGTCCTCAGCTTGGCCAGAATCGACCCGCACCAAATGGTGTCCCCCACCGCAGGGGCCGCCGAAAACGCAGACACCAACTCAATGGTGTTCGCGGTGTTCCTGTGGATTTGCCGGGACTCGGCGCCCTCGACCCAGTACGCCATTACGCCCCCCAGGCCTGACGCGCTCGTCCCGAGGGTCTGGGCCACGGAGACTATGGCAGCGGTGGAGCCCGCCGCTGCGGTCAGGTGACTCTCGCCGGGGACCGTGCCCTCGGACGTGCCAACCTCGCCCAGCCAGAGGTATCCATTCTCGTCGCCCAGGAGCACCTCGAGGCCGTTTGCCGTGGGGACCAGCTTACTCTCGGAGACACCGAACTCGTGCTCCCCAGTGCCCCACGTCTTGGTGTCCACGTCGAGCTGGACGTAGTGGCGCGGATAGCTCTCCCCGTGAAAGCAGACGTACCAGCGAATCGCTCTGATCGGAGGTATGAAAACCGCGTGAAAGCGGTCGGCCAGGGTGAAGTCGATACTCGCCAGGAGCCCGTCCACAGACCGTGAAATGTGCGCCGGGAATACTCCGTCCCATGCCTGCCACCCCGACCTGTCCAGCGCGTAGATCACGCCCTCGACCTCAATCACGACCCGCTGGTTGAGCGCACCGTACTTGTTGCTGAGCGGCTTGAGGTCCGGGTCTACCAGCGGACCCCGCTCCCAGGAGAGACGGTGCATGCCGGACAGCGTGAACAAGACCATCGCCGGGCCGTAGCCCACCCCGGCGGTAATGTCCCCGGCCAGCTCCCCGTTGGGCCCGTTGATAAAGCGGAGCGGGGTGAACGACTCCGGGAAGCCTGGATTGCTGACCCAGACGACATTGGCGCGCGAGAAGATGACGTATCCGGTATTCGCGGTGGTCACCCCCTGGTATGCCTCGGTGAGGACGAGCCTCGCCAGCCCGTCGTTGAAATAGCTAATTTCGTACGACTGGTCGTCTCCGTCCTTGCGAACAAACCACACCACGTCGGAGTCCGGGGCGGTCAAACTCCCCATGGCGTCAGTGGACCATTCTGGGTCCGTTGACCCGGCCAGAACCACGGTTGAGGCATTGACAAATGTTGCCGTCCCGACCCTGTGGATCACCTGGGAGAACAGCCAAATCCGCTCTCGGTGGCTGACGATATTCTTCGCGACCGGCGGCGGGTCGTGCCCGAAGCTCTCATAGGGAAGGAATAGCTGCCGGATTGTGGCGTCCGTGAGGTTGACCACGACCGTGGCGACCGTTTGGGCTACCTCGGTGACCTTGAAGAAGGCCGTGCCGTCAGTCACCGACATTTCGAGGATTATTCGGTCCACCTTCGGATCGGCAGACCGGACGATTCTGGTGGGGGTCGGGGTGCCTGATGCGACCAGAGAGAAGGTCAGGCTCTCCGCGCCAGCCGCGACCGTTAGCTCAATCTCCTCGGACGGGTTGGAGACGTATCCCGACCTGGAGTCTAGGTAGCGGTAGCGGAAGAGATGCACGCCGACGTCGGTGACGCCGCCGGCGGTTGCCGGGACGGGCGCCCACGTCCCGACCTGCTGGCTGGGGCCGGTTATCCCTGCGTCCTCGAGGGGGTCTCTGCCATTCCACCTCTTGACCGAGGTCCACCCGTCGGTGAGGTAGCCTATGTGCCTGTACTCGGCCATGGTTGGGCGGTGGGCCGAGGATACGAGGTTTGCCACCACGGTGGACACGACGTAGTGAAGGCCAAATGCTGCGGAGCTCGGTATCCCGACGGGCGACAGACTGATGGTCATGGTGGTTGCCCCGAATGCCCCCCCGCTGGGTATGCCTGTCGGCGACAGGCTAATGGTCAGGGCAGCCGCCCCGAATGCCGCCCCGCTGGGTATGCCAGTGGGGCTTACCAGGTTCAGGACCGAGATGGTTGGGGTGCCCAGGGCGCCGGCTGGTATGCCCGTGGGGGCTATTGCCAGCGCCGATCCAGCCGAAATGAAAAGCGGTAGCGGCACCTCAGCTCCTCATTACGTGACTTCTAACAAGACAATCAGCGTGGATTCGTCAGGTGCCTGTCCAGCGTCGTATTCGACCTCGCAGTAGTCCCCCGCGCTTACGGCCACCGAGACCGTCTCCACGCCGCCGTTGTGAGCGTTGATATTCGTCAGAGGAACAGTCGCCTGGACGACCCCGTTGACGTGGATTTTGAGCGTGCTGGTTGCGTCGGCGCTTGAGGTCTTATAGGCCAGCTTGGTCAGCGTGCCGCTCGCAGGGATCGGCTGCTCGGAATCGGCGCCGCCGCTGGTGTCGGGCCGGGAAGCGCGCCCGCTCGCTATCGCGAAGAAACCCAGGTTATCCAGCTTTGCACCGAACGGCAAGGCCAGGACTGCGGACGAGCCCAGCGCGAACTCACCAGAGGCGTTCCCAATGAGCACCTGGCCCACGCTTAGCCCAGACAGGGCTGGGAGCTGCTTTCCGAGCAGCGCGCTGGCGTTGCCGGACGGTCCCCTGGCGATCACGCGTACGTCTCCTCGTAGAGCCTGACGTCTGCGCTCGCGCTGTCGGCGATCAGGTTGATCGCCTCGGTAGTGGTGATCACCACGTGGCTTCCGATCGGTATGGGAGACGCCACCGCGACGACCGACACCGCGCCGGTCTGGTAGTAGACATTCCCGCCACCACCGTTGTTGAAAATGCTCACCGACTTGCGGTCCGTGTTGGCCGCCAGGGCTACCACGTTTGTTAAGCCAACGACGGAGGCGGTGGCCGCGCCGGTGGCCGCGCCATAGCGAATCGCCAGCGGGTTCGCCAACGACACGGGCCCGTCGTTGGCATTGAGCGCCCCCAACATGATCTTGACCAACTGAACATGGCGCGCCCCGGTTATCTCGTCGGTCGCCACGATGGCCCCGCCGGCGGTGGGGTTGAGTGCTACGTCGTCGGCCATTTGGCGCCCCTACAGCTTGAAGATTTTGTTGGCCCCGGCGTCCCAAAGCACCGCTATGTTCGTGCCGCTCGGGGTGACGGGCAGGCCGGCCGCCACGTCGTCGTAGGTCAGCAGGGGGCTGGTGGCAGCCACCCCGGTGTCCTTGTAGAGCACGATCGCCTCGACGGTCGCCCCGGCCACAGCTACCAGCGTGACGTCGGCGGCGTCAGCCACCCCGTCGGTGGAGGTCTTCCCGGAGAGGTTCCCGGAAGTCGCCACCCGCGCACCCGCCGGAATGTCGTCCAGAAAGTCGTGGGTGGCGAGGTCCACGGAATACAGAGCGGTGTCCACGAGGACCAGCTTAATGTTATCGGTCAGCCACGCGATTGAGCCCTCGAGGAACTTTTGCCGCCCCTTGTCGTAGAGTGCCGCCGCCATGCTATTGCTCCGCTATGTTGAGGACGCCATGCACCCTGGTTGCCTCCACCACGAGCAGGCCGAAGTCGAGGCCGGGCATCTCGAAGCCGAGGAGGGCTACGATAGGGTCTGGTTTTTTCGGAAAGTCGGTGTGGCGCATTCCCTTACGGCGCTTCCACGTTCCCCGCCCGAAGCGGTCGCCCCCCTCGTCCACCTGGAAGAGGGTTGGTGGCATGGAGGTCCGGTGAACGTCCAGCGCCAGGCCATTGAACTCGCGGATCGTGGTCCGGCCCATTACCCCACCTCTGGAATAATGGCCGGGTAGTCGGTGACCCGCATGTAGTCGCGGGCAACAGGGCCGGCCAGGCTCATGGGGCCCGTTATGTTTTGGATTCCGGAGTCCTCAGCCTTGTACGCCTTCATGCACAGCCGGAACTCGTTGAAGGCGATCTGGTAGGGCACTGGAGCGTTTTCGCCCTGGGTGACCGCCGCCTCGAGAACGATCCCCTTGAGGAGGAGGTCGGACCACTCGGGCACCCAGTCCACCGCCGTGTCGCCGGGGTCTGTGACCTTGTAGGCTGGCGGACCTCGCCGATAGCTCAGGAGGAGGTGCCGCCCGGTTGAGCCGGAGCTCGGCCAGACCTCCAGGTTGCCCCGGCGCATGGTGTAGAAAATCGGCTGGCTGCCGCGCAGAACCGGGGTGCTCTGGCGCTGGTGGTCGAACTCGTGCGGGAGGACGTGCCTCAGTGGGAGCCGGGTCTGCATTTCCTCGACCCGCATCACCTCCACGGCGTCGTCTGGCAGCGCGAATATGTGGCGGGCCCACGTATACGGGGCACCGGCACCGAGCGGCCCCGGTGTGATTGCCAGGGTCACGTTGGGCCAGTTGTGCCCAGGGAGGAGCCTCGCGGTGGTCGGTGTGAGTATCTCCTCTAGCTCGAAGGTCATTCGACCTTCGGCGTCAACGTAGAGGTGCCAGCGGTCGTCTAGGTACTTCTGCTTGATCACGTCCGGGGGGTTGACCGTGATCAGGCGTGATCCCGTCGCGATCGCCATTCCTCCAGTGACCGAGTTCGACGCCTCCTCGGGGTCTAGGTAGAGACGCCCCGCTCGGAGGGCGTGACTCCACGTATGGCCCTTCCAAATTCGCTGGAGGGCCTGGTTGATCCAGTTGTTTATAGAGCGGTCGCCAGCGCCAGTTGCGACGTCGGCTGACGCGGTTTCCGCCGCGTAGCTCCGAACGTCGCTGAGGGTGATAGGCGTCAAGGGCTCTCCAAAGGCGTGAGGCCCGGACCGGGAGAGGCCCGGACCTCACAGGGGGCGTAGCTGACTAGCCCGTGTACGTCTCGGACGCGCCAACCGTCGAGGCATAGTCGACGTCGGTGATCCCCGCGTCGGCGTCCAGCTTGGCGAGCAACACGTCCAGCTTGGCGGCCTGGGCGTTCAGGCCTTCGATCAGGGGGCGAAGATCGGTCTTCGCCCCCGTGGTGATCCGACGCTCGGCCATTAGGCGAAGGCCCCCGGCATATCGTCGGTAATCTGAATTTCGACGTCGAGGTCCACGGCAGCGGCAGCGTTGAGGGCGTTGCCGAGGCTGACGTGCTGCTCGTAGGCGGCGTCGGTGACCAGCTTCCCGTCAGTGGTTGGCTGGACCACGACGCCGGCCACGATTGCCGCCGACGAAATCCCACTAACCCGCGCGTGGCCAGCGCCACCCCGGAGCAGGAAGAACAGGTCGCCGAGGGCGAGGTCTTCCAGGTCGGGGTGGGCGACGCCCACCGCCTGGTTTCCCGGCGCCGACGTGATCACGACCTTGCGCGCCACCGTGTCCGACCACTTGAAGCAGAGCTTGGCGGGCGAAGCCTGAGCCGCGCCTGCCTCCACGAGGATTGCGTGGAGCCCGTCCTCCAGCTCGAAGGTCGTTCCGAGCAACTTGCTGATTTCGACGGTGCCCGTTGCGGCAGCGTGCCGATCGCCGAGGGAGAAGGGGAGGTCTTGACTCTTGACCGCCCCGTCGCGTGGAGTAATTGCCATGTTCTTTCTCCTGACCTAGTTGAGGTCTTTGAAGGCCACGAAGTGCCGGGGGCTCTCGAAGCAGAGGTTGCCGAGCAGATGGAGGTAGATCCGATCGCTCGCGTAATCGTCATTCCAGGTGAGCTTGGAGCCCCACAGTGTCTTGCGGTCCTTGCCGCCGAGCACCTTGAGGTACAGCTTGTCGCAGTTGAAGCCGTAGCCGTGGACCACGTTGGCCGCCGGGTCGGTGGCGCTGATCCCGAAATCCCAGCCGACCTGCACCCCGTCGAAGTTGACGAAGTTCTTGAAGCCGAGGCTCACCAGCTCGACGTCGGCGCCGCGCATGATGTTGATCCGCTCCTTGTCGTCGGCAATGTTCAGGAATTGCCGATAGGCCGTCTTCGTGAGCAGGATCAGGTCGATGTTGTCCGTCGAGGTGGTCCCGTAGGACGCCTCAATGATCCCGAGGCGCATGAACTCGTCTGCGAAGTCGGCCCAGGCGCGGTTGCCGCCGCCGGGGTTGACGTTCGTGTTGACGATCACCGGAGACCAGACGCCGTACTCTTCGTCCACGCCCTTCACGGCGTTGCTCTTGAGCGACCCGTAAGCGGTGGAGACACCCGCATAGGTGTCATTTGGCAGGGTGGCCAGGTCGTCCGCTGCGGTCTGGACGCCAGAGGACATCATGGACTCGACGCCGTGGAACCGTTCGGCGTTGCCGGCGGCGTTGCCGTCAACGTACCACTCCTTCCCGAGCTGGCGCATGAGGCCTTCGCGCATCATCTTCTCGCGGGCCCCGAAAATCTTGATCATGGCCTCTTCGCCCGACTGCTGCTCGCGCTCCTTGAGGGTGATCACCTCGGTGGACTCGTAGCCGCGCCAGTCGAGGTTTGCGTTTTCGATCACCTTCTTGCGCTTGAACGCCTTGGGCGCGCCGTCGATGTGACCGTCGAGGTCGTGGTCGCGGTACTGGAAGACCCAGCGGAGCTCGCCGCCGGACCCGCCATAGTTGACGTTCCCCTTCTTCTGGATCACGCTCAGGAGCGCGTAGTTCTGGATTGTTTCCGTGTGGAGTTTCTTCAGCCACATGGAAATCGTTGCCTTCGCAACGCGTTCGCTGACGCCAATGCCTTGACCCGGCATGATTACCTACCTCTGTTTATTCGACGCCGACGAAATCGTCGGGGCCGAGTTGGTCCTCGTGTTCCGCAGCCCACTTTGCGTAGGCCTCCAAGTCGTCCGTCTGGGGTGGCCGAGCGCGGCCACGCTTCTTCTTCTTCCGCGCGCCGCTCTCGCGCCGCGCCCGCCGCCGGGAGTCCTGGTCTCTTCCGCGCGCCTCGACCTTTTGCTTGGTCCTGGCGAGCTTCCCGGCGTCCCTCCTGCTGACCAGCAACTCGACGGCGATCCGCATTCGCTGCTCAATGGTCTGCTTCGGGTTTGGCAGAACCTCCTCGCGGAGAATCCTAGCCACCTCGGCTTTGTCGCTCCCCGTCCTGAGAACTTCGTCGTAGCCCCGGACGACCTCTCCGACGTCGCGTGATCGCTGGTTGTCCTCAAGTGCCCGGAAGCGGTCCTCGAAAAGTTGCATCGCATGGCGGGCCACGAACGGAGACCACTTCTCCGCGTAAGCCAGTTCGGGGTCGAGCCCGTACCTGGCCTGCTGGTCGGCGTCATGCTGAACGAACTTGATCGCTGCTCGCTGGGTCGTCGGGTCAAAGTCCTTGAGTGACTCCTTTACGTCGCCGCCTCTGTAGATCGCCTGGACTGCCGCCTCGAGGCGCGGGTCTACCCTGCGCTGCGGCTGCGACGCTTGAGGGCGCGGTGCGTTGGAGCGGAAACCGAGTAGTTCGTTTTCCTGACGCGCGACAACTGCCCGCAGCCGGTCCAGCTCATGCTGTTCGGTGCGGCCCGAGTCTTCCGCCGCCGGGGGCTCGTCGTCGTCCGGCTCCAGGTCCGGCTCGTCCGAATCCTCCTCGACGTCCTCCTCGTCGCTGACGCCCTCCTCGTCCGCTTCGTCGGCCAGCTCGCCCGACGCGTCGAGGTCTTCCTCGTCGTCGGGGCCGGCGTCGCCAGCGTCGTCCAAGGCGTCGCTCTCATCAGCGCCGTCCACTTCGGACATTGCCGCCTCGAGCATTTGGTCAAACGTTGCTTCGTCTGCCTCTACTGTCATATCTTTTCACTCCGACTTTTGTCAACTACTCGTCTGACTTGAAGCCCTCGGCCCGCGCCTCCTCGAAGCACTGCCGGACGAGGGCCTCTCCCTCAAGCCCACCAGCGGTACCGCCGGTGGTGTGTCTTTTTTCGTCGGCGATCATGGCGTCGTAGAGGTCGGCGTTGCTTGGCCCCTCCACATATCCCTGTCGCTTTAGAGCGTCGAGGCGCTTCTTCATGGCCAATGGTCCCGAAATGTAGGCCCCGACGTCGCTACGGTACTCACCGCCCTGGAGGGTCCGGCTGATCCGAAAGCTGGGCGCCCCCACCAGGCCCCGCGTCAGTTCCCGGTGCCGGGCGCGGAGTTCGTCCCAGGTCTCCCCAGGGAGTGCGGTCATGTCCTCGAGTCGGATCACTGGGGCGCCCCCTGCGGCTGGCCCGGCTCTGGGGGAGGCGGCGGCGGCTGGAGCTGCGGGAGTCGCTTGTCCTCCGGTATTTCGTGCGCCTCGTTGACCAGGTGGAAGATCGCGTTAATCAGGTTGTAGTCGCCTGCTTGGACAGCAAGCGGCATCACCTGTTGCATGGCAGTCTCGGCTACCTCGATTTCGCGCTCCTTGTCGAACTTGCCCATGGAGCCGGTGGCAATCTCATACGACAACTCCCGCATGAGGGTCTTCTCGCTGACGCCTGCGGTGTCCCGCCAAACGTCCTCGACTCCGACCATTCGCCACGACACGCCGCTGGGGAGCCGAAGTTGCGGCTGCCCCGACTCGTCAGGCTGGAACAACTGTTCCGGATCGAAGAACCCCATGCCGAGCTCCACCGCCCACAGCCGGGTGAGTTCGGCCACCCGGAAATCAACCTCGGCCAGGGCGGTTATGTCTGTCATGGCCTGCAACGTGGCCTGGGCCGCCTCCTCTACGGACGGGAAGTAGGTAGCCGCGCCGGGGGACAGGGACTCCATGGTCATTGCGTCGCCGCGTCGCTTCTGGTCCTCGCTCCTGCGGTCGCGGATCGGAACCTCCTCCACCTTGAACTCACGGATCCACTCCCTGGGTGGCCGGATAGAGACCATGTAGAGCTGAATGTCCTCGGGTTCGACGTAGCGCCGAACCTCCTCGTCGCTGAGCTCGATCCGCACGGCCAGGGCTTCGTGCCGGGCCACCGTCGTCGCCCACTCCTCGACCCGCGCCCGCATGTCGCCCAGCCGGGCGTTGGTCGCCGCCGACCTCGCCCGCGTTGCTGTCGCCGATCGGTCCTTTGAGCTTCCGGGGTCGCCGCCGCCGGTCACCAGGGCCGTGAGCCCGGTCGTCGCCTCAAACTGGCGCTCCAAGAAGTCGCGCGCCTGGGCGACCTCGGTCGGGTTCCGGCCAAAGTCGAGGGTCATAAACTTGTCGCGGAGGTTCTCGCCCTGCTTCATGTCCACGGCGAGGTATTCCGAGGGGGTTCCGTTCTTGATTCGCTGCTGGATCTTGGCGTCGAGGGACGAGTCGCCGAGGACCACAACCTTCGCCCGCATCTTGCAACTGTTCAGCTCCAGGCTGGTCAGCAGGTCCATGGCCTTTTGCAGGGGCATGACCTGGGACATGACCGACTCGGGCCAGAGTTCGTCAAGGGTCTCAATGAAATCCAGGGGGACAAGCGGCCAGTCGCGGTCAAGGTAGAGCGGTATCTCCCACTCGTCCTCGTAGAGCGGCACGGGGTGGTCCATGCACACCGTGAGCTTCACGTAGTCGTCCGGGTTCCTGCGCCCAGGCTTCTCCGGGAAGTCTTGCCCCCGCATTCCTGGGCCCATTTTGCTGTAGACGTCGAACAGCTCCACGAGGTCGTTGGTGAGTGGCGCCTGGCCTTCGTTTTTGTTGGAGCCAATATCGCCAGACGAAGCCGATCCGTCGGTGGTCTCCGAGCGGTAGTTTGCCTTCAGCCCGCGCTTCCTCCACTTGTCCTTGACCTCCCGCTCTGCCCGAAACAGCGGCACGACGCGCCGAACGGCGATCCACTCAGCCTCGTCCATGGACGACACGTCCGGGTCAATGAACACGTCGGTGCTGGAGACGTACCAGGACGTGATCACCTCCAGCGTGTCGTCCCAGCCCGTGTACATGAAGCCTCGCCCGCGAAGTAACGCGTCGTCAATCGAGCGGCGGCACTCGCGCGCCAGGCGGGACTCTCGCGGGGTCCGGTTCGTGTACGCAGCCAGGGCGCGCCCCATGGCGAGCATGACCATGTCGTTGGTCTTGGGGTTCACGTTGCGCTTGGGGTTCAGCACGTAGAGGTGCGGCCCAAGCGCGTTGCGGACCTGGGCGCTCTTGGGCACGCTGACCGCCGCCGCGCCGTCGAATTTCATGAAGTAGTCGCGGACGCTGGGGCTCGTGAAGAGGGCGGCGTGGCGTGAGCGGAAGTAGTTGTCTACCTCCTGACCGCTCGCCGAAAACTCCTCCTTGGCCTTGTCGGCGGCCTTGAGCCGTCGCTGCCAAAAGCTCGCCTTCTCCATGTCCAGGGCCCGCTTCGGGCTCTCTGCCCGAGACGGCCCCAGCAAGTTCGGTGTTTTCCGCCCGCCTCGGTTGCGGTTTTTCTTGCGCGGCATCAGAGCACCAAGACCCCTCTATGGACGTCGCCGTCGCCATCGCCCTCGGCCTCGAGCCGCAGGTAGGCCAAATAAGCTCGACTTGGTTTCACGGTAGCCGGTCGCCCGGCCTGTTCGCCCGCCCCCGGACAGCAGTAGAGGGCTATCGCCATTGCCATAACCCGGTCGTCGTGGTGCGGGGAACTCGCCTGGTACTTCTTGGCAGACTCCCTCCAGACGAAATGCTCCAGCTCCTTCGCGAAGCCCCCGTCGTAGCAGGACAGCTTCCGGTCCCGAGTGGCGGCGTCGAGGTAGGCGATTATTTCCGGGCGCGTCTTCCGGTTGGTGTTGAAGCCAGGCTTGGCCGCCACGGTCCCCCGGATCGAGTTTTCGTCCTCGTAGTGGTAGAGGTTCGGGTAGGAGTTCTTGAAGCAGGTCTTCGCGACCGCAGGCTGATGGTTGTTCTCCACGACCAGCCTGGCGAAGTTGTAGTACTTCCCTAGGAGGCACAGATAGTCCGCGTAATGGTCAAACTCCATGTGCCCATGCACGGCCGCCACCACCTGGAGGGTGTTGGCGTTGATCACGTAGGCAGCGCAGGGGTCGCTGTTCTTCTGCTCTCCACCGACGTCGGCGCCGATTACGTAATCCTGGCCGGGAACCGCGTCGGCCCACACCCGGAGGTTGCCCTTTGGGTTCGCGTAGAGGGCCACCTTCGGGCCCGCGTCCACCACGTTGCACACGATCTGCGCGGGGCGCGAGTGGTTCATGTAATACGTGATCGTCTCGTTGCTAAACAGCGACTCGACCGTGCTGGAGAAGGCCTCCTCATAGAAGCTAGGGTAATACCGCTGGAACAGGTGCTCCTTGTTGAAGCAGTCGTTGGAAATTTTGAAGCGCCTCCAGAGCAACTGCTCCCGCGTCAGGTCCGCCCGGTATCGGTAGGTGTAATTGTCCTTGGTGACCTCCACCGCGCCCAGCTTCTTGCGAAGCAGCTTCTCCTCCGTGGTGAGGGCGAACTGCTTGGGTATCTTCTTGCCGGCGAGGCGGGTCTTGTATTCGGTCCACGTCATGGAGTATTCGGGGTCGAGGAACCACGGCAGGAAGATGAGCCGGTTCTCCGTCCGGCTGTTTGGGTCTTTGGCCCGCTCACACTCCACCCAGAAGAAGGGGTCTCGCCCGTTGGCCGTAGACTCGTAGCCGATAATCGCGTCCGGGGCGTCAGCTACCGCGTTGAGGGCGCTCGTGATCGCGCCGACGGCGTTTATCCCCTTGTCGGAGAAGTTCGCGCACTCCGACAAATGCAGGCACGAAAGCGTCGGCCCCTTGGCGAGCTCGTCACCCGTCTTGATCGTCCCGGTCCAGGTGGTCGAGCCGTTGGTCAGTGTGAGCCGGTTCTGCTGGCGCGTGAGCAGGTCCGGCGGCGGTCGAAGCTCCTTGTGGAAGGTCTGGGTCTTCGAGAAGACCTCCTCGGCGCCCGCCTCGGTGTGGGCCACGGTTGCCGTGTGGTAGTTCCCCTCGCCCACGCACATGGCATACTGCACGGCCTGGAACCAAGAACTGATCCCTAGCTGCCGGGCCTTGGGTACGAGAACCTTGTAGGGCCGCCCCTCAGACCATGCCCTGGCCAGCTCTTGGCAGAGGATCATTTGCACGGCGTTGAATCGCAGCCCGACGACCTGCGTCTTCCGCTTCTTGCCGTCGGCGGCCACGATGTCAACCTTTCGCTTTATCCGGATGCGAAGGTTGTTCTCGATCCAGGTGAAGAGGGCGGCGGCCTTAAGCAGTCTCGCGTTCGGCTTTCGCGACAGCTTGGACGGCTTCCAGAGAGTCGGCGAACCCTCGCTGACGTCCGCCCGCTCCAGCAGCCAGTTCTGGCCGTGCCTCCACGTCGCGCGGCGTGAGCCTTTCTTCGAGCGTGAGCGCCCGGTCCTGGCGGCCCTCGAGGGCTTTGAGGATGCGGAGGACGTCGTTAACGTTCCCGTCTTCTTGGGTCGCTTTTTCGAGTTGTTCGCCGAGGTACTTATGACTCTTCTCGATCAAGGCCTGACAAGTCTGGACTTCCTTCCGCGCCCACGAGAGCAGGTCCGGCACGTCCGGCTCTGCGGCGGGCTTCGCCTTCTTCGGCGGCCTCTTCGCCTTCCCGGCCTTGCTTGACCGTTGGTGTCCTCGTCCCGGCACTCAGCGGGCCAGCCACTCGCGGGCCTTGCGGATTGCGCTTTTGAGCAGCGGCTTTGACTCGGGGCCGTGGACCACGGACGCGTCCCGCCCGCGCGAGCGGATCTTGATTGTCCTCCCGCCCCGGATTCCGTGCCGCTTAAATGTGACCTCTGCCTGGGCCAGGAAGAGGGCGTCTTCGTCTACCTCGTCCAGGGTGTTCCCGCGCTGCGCCTTCTTGAGCTTGACCTGGGCGTCGTTGCAAAGGGTCTCCGCTATCTTGACCCGGTGCCACAGCTTGCCGTTCTCTCTGAGCTTCTCGTCGTACTTGACCCGAAGCTCCATCAGTTCCCGGTGCTCTTTGACGATCGCGCCCATGACGTTTCCGCCGTACTCGCTGGTCGTTTGCGGTGCGTCCATTGTCATTCCCAGCCCTCGGGCTTCATGTCGCTAAGCGTCGCTGCGATCTGCGGCGGGACCGACCACTCAGTGGCGCCCTGGATCACGAGCTCGTGGTAGTGATCGCGGAGGAGCCGCAGGACCGTCCGCACGTAGTTCTCGTGTTCGCCCAGAAGGGCGGCGTTTCGCTGGCGATACGCTGGCGCGAATCCGAGAATCGCCGCCTCGCAAGCTGCTCTCACAGAATCCACACTTCCTGCGTCGTGATCGCCGTCGTGCTGATCGTGGTCCACGCGATCCCGTCGGTCGAGCCCTGGAACGTGACGGAGTTCGTGTACGATTCGCCGAAATCCACCCACGCCGACAGGATCACGACAGGCGCCCCCAGGTCAATCTGAATCCAGTCTGTCAGGTGCTCTGCGTCCGATCTGCCGAGCAGCCACCACATGGTGTAGCTGAGCCCGTCGAACGCCTTCCACGGATCGTAGGACGAGCTGTAGGCAAATGACGCCGACGCCACGTAGGGGCTCGGCGTAGTGTTGTTGCTCATCGTCGGCGGGTATTGGGTGCCGCCGCCTGATACCGCGTCGTAGAGCCGCCAGCGTTCGAGTGCCGTATCCCCGCCGACGACCACGAGGCCGGTCAGCCGGTAGTACCGATAGGCAGGTGGCGTGGACAGGACTATGTCCGCCGTGACCGCAGGCTGCGCCAGGGTGCCGAACTCCTGCACGCGGACCTGGACCGTATAGGTGCCCGCGCCAGCGGGCATGGGCACGGTCAGCGTCCCGTCGTCGTTGTTTGTTACCGCGCTCGGCGCGGTCGCTTCGCTTTGAGTAGCCGTGATTACACGGGCCCAGACTGAGGGAGCGTCGTAGCTGCTCCAATTCGTGATCGTCACCGTCTGCGCCACGCTTGTGCTGCCGGTTGCCGCGAGCGAAATAACCGGGGTTATCGGATTGTTATGAACGTGGGTCATATAACCAACCACTGGGCTCCGTCGAATTCCCACTCCACGGAAATACCGTCGCCGCTCAGCGTGAAACTCGCAGCGACGGCATAGCTCGCAAGCGGGTCTTCGATGTCGCTCCCGTTGCCGTCAATAATTACTGGCTCTTGGGACGCGCTTCGGTTCTTTATTGCCCACCGCGAACCCAATATCGGCGAGGCTGGTGCCGCAAACGTCATTGCCGGGCTACCGTCAAGCAGCTCGCTGTTGCTTGGGTCGTAGAGGACGCGTTCCCCTAACTCTGCGGTCGTGGTGCTCGCAGGCGCGGGGCAGTGCGGCGGGCAACCAGAGGTGATCGCCGTCCCGCTGACAATCGCGGCGCTGCCGCCGCCGCCGAGCCCAAGCTCGTCGATCAATTGCCGAGAGACTGTGCGAATCTTGCCGACGCCCATTAGGCCTCGTACTCCCGCACCTCGTAGGTGAACGCCACGCCATACACGCCCATGAGCCCAGCCGCGAGAGCGTCAGCGGTGCCCGCGTCGATCACGGCCGCCGGGTCCGTCAGGATAATCTCCCAATGCGATCCGACCTCACGAGAGCGCGACAGAATCGGCGACGGGAGCAGGGTGTTGATCCAATCCGTGGGATCTGACTTGGGGTCCGGTCGCAAGGTAATTACGGTGCGGATCAATCTGGCAGCCCCATAGCCCACTGCTGGTGAATAATCGAGAGCGACCTGACGAGAGACGTGCCGTCAGACTGCCAGAAGATTCGAGGGTTGATTGGGTTGTTGGCGGCTGGGCCGTTTGCCGTGAGTGTGGTCGTCGCCAGCACGGTCTTGTCCCCGTCGAGAATCTCAAGCCGACACGAGCCCGAAGAGGCGACGAAGCCGTCATAGACGGCGCGGAATATGTAGCGCGTACCGTCAACCGGCGCGAGCCCCGAGTCCACGAGGGTGAGTGAACTAGTTCCCGTGTCCGAGCAAAACTGGAAATTCGTGTCGGTGCCGACCTTGAACCGAATCCCGCAGCCGTGCAATGATGCCGGGTCCAGCCCGCCTACGCCTATCAGCGAGGTGGAACGCTGATTCCATAGGCCCCACATTAGGATATAGCAGTTCGCGAGGCACGGATTTGTCTCGTCGTCGAAGGGTATGCAATCCAGTTCGTGCACGAACTGGAGGCCGGTGTTAGCTCGGAACAGGTCACCGTTGTAATCCGACCCGATCGTCTGCCAGCCCGACGCACCCGAGCAACGCTGGGCGAATCGTGACCCGTAGGACGCCCCCTGGACAATCGCCGACGTGTTGTCTAGGTGGGACACTTGCCCGTGACCCGACGTCTGCATTGCCGTGGAGGTCCAGATCCCCCACGATCCCCATGAGCCGTTGCTGGCGTGAACGAGCATGTTAGCGCGGGTGAGCGGAGTGGCTGCGGCGCCACCAGCGACCAGGCCGAGCTCGTCAATGAGCGCCTTGGCGACTGCGCGGATTTTGCCGACGCCCACCTAGAACCCCTCGGCGTACAGGTCCACCGTGCCGGCGCTGGGAGCCTCGATCAGAACCCTCGAGTTGATCGCGCCCTGGGTGTCGAACGCAAGCGTCTGAGTGCTCAGGAACTTCCCTGCGCCGTCGGTCAACGCGCCTGCGGTCAGCGTGCCCGAACTCTCCGAGAGGAAATCGCCGTTCTTGGCGTAGCGCAGACAGTGGACCACCACCGTGCTCGCAGCGATAGAGAACCGACCTCCCACCGCCACGTTTTGCAGGCCCCCGTGCCCTATCTTGGCGAGGGCCACGTTGGCGGCGGCGGTAATGTCGATCGCGTCGCCCACGGCGAGGGCCGTCCGATACGCTGCGACCGGACCCTGGGTGGTCTTGTAGCCGAGTACCCTGCCGTCAGCCTCTACGCTAATCCCCATGGTCTGCTCCTCGAGCGCCGCTGGACGGCGGGACCAGGGGGAGGGCCCCGCCGCCCGTCGGTTGCCAAGAATGTTGTAGGTCGGGAACGAAACACAGGCCCCCACGTGCCGGCCCCGAGACCACCAGCCAGCCGCCAGGCACCCGTGCGCGAAACACGTCACGCAGCCGATGCTTGTCCGGCCCGGTGCAGACCCTCTCGAAATCCAGCCCCAGCTCGGCGTCGGAGTTCTTAGGGGCCCTAGGCCTATCCAAGGAAGTGGTCGTCTCCATTTCGGGAGAATACAGGCAGACAGCGACGAATGCCAGAGCGCAATGGTAAGGTGCCCAGGGTCAACCCCGCAGGAGACCTCCCCATGGACGATCTGAGCACTACATGGCAGGTGCTCGTCGGCGACGTACTAGAGCAGCTCGCAACGCTTCCGGACGAGTCCGTGCATTGCGTCGTGACGAGCCCGCCCTACTGGGGGCTCCGGGACTACGGGGTCGACGGAATGATCGGGCTAGAGCCCACGCTGGCAGAGCACCTGGCGAAGCTCGTCGAGGTGTTCGCCGAGGTCCGCAGGGTGCTG